CTATGAGGTCACAAGATGAATACTAAAATTGACAGTGTCAGTTTAGATGTTATAGAAAAATTGGTAAAAGATTATCCCAACAATATGCAATTGGGTGAAGAAGTCAGAAAGCTGTACCATAAAATTATGGACATGCCAATTGTCGATGATGCCGGATGTGATATCAAGACAGGGAAGTTTTTAGGATGATGTCCTCAGAACTTGCAACTATTCGTCTTAATGCACTACAGAGGGCACAAGATCGAGCAACAAATCCAGAGTTTAAACTCTTATGGAAACAGAAGAGAAAAGAATTAATTAAAATACTTCAGTCTGGTAATTCATATGACGAAATGTCAGGAGAGCTATTATGTTAGAACAATTTATTGCTATTATAATGTTAGCAGTATTTACTTTGTTAACATACATAGGTATACATATGTCTTTTGAGAAAGACGCTAAGAAGCACATTCCCCTACTATGGGAAAAAGGTGGGTTTCTATATAACCTATTTAAACAAGAACCGAAACAATTCAACAAAGCCGATATTAAATATCGTGACGGAGATAACACATGACCTACATGGAAATTTCAACATACCAGCAAGGACATCGTCGTGCAGATGTACTGCGAACTTCTGGTCAACCTGAAAATTATTGGGGTGTAAGATACTATAGTAAAGAAAAGAAGGGGTCTTTTCTGGCTATGGGTATTGAATGGTATCCAACCAAGAGTGAATCTTGGGCCGAGGATGCAGCAGAAAATTATGTACAGGGTATTAAATCTTACCCAACTCAGGATCTTTCTGCGGAAGGTTAAAGTTTTGTTCAACCTCCTAGCGACGCTTTCTACTCCTTATCAGAATGTCGCTAGGGGGTTGACAAATTATATCATACGTGATATAATATACACATATCAAATAAGGAGTAATTATGGTAAGTAAAGCATTAGAAAAGAGAAGAATCAACGGGCGCAAGAACAGAGTCACGATTGATGACAAATATATGGGCCCTGAGCCGTGGTGGGATGAGAAAATACCTTCTACTGCTGCAAGTTGGTCAAAAGCAGCACACTGGTATAACTATTTCAGTAAACCAAAAGATTACGTTCCGTATGTACTAAAATACGCAGAAGAAGTACACAAATTCGATAAGAAACAAATTTCTGCAATTGCTGCACTACCAGACTGGAAGATTAACGAGGGTGTTAATTCAGTCGCAAGATTACACTTTAGAGGTTTTGTGCATGAAGAATCTATACACGAAAGATGCCTTATTAAACTCAAAGAAAAAGTCGAGGAAGGTAAACTAGTAGTAGTAGAAAAGAAAGAAACCAAAAAGAATGCACCACCTGTCATCAGTCCTGCACAAAGGGCATATATGAACATGATGGAGACTATTCATGCCGATTGGGATGATATAGTAGTTGATAGCTGGATGGATGGAAATTTTAAACCAGACTTTAATGTATATGAACTATGGAAAAAGCATGGCCTGAAAGGTAATGTAATTAATTCATTTAAACAAAAAGTTCAATTCTATTATGATGAAGTATCCGATGCGTATAATAAAGAGTGCGATCAAGCTGTTGAGGCATATTCTCATATAACACCAAGACGCCAGAAGAAGATGTTAAACCTCATGGATGTTATCTTCTCTGATCTGGATAAATTAAAAGATAGTTTCAAGGCAGTTAGAATGCCTAGAGCCAAGAAACCAAAATCAACAGATGCTCAAGTTGCAAGATTACAATATTTGCAAGAGGACATCGAATCTAAGGTAACATCTATTAATCCTGTACTTATACCAGGTAAAGAAATGTTATGGGTATATAATACTAAACAGAGAGTATTGTCACAGTATGTTACTACTGCGACGAGTGGCTTTGAAGTTAGTGGTACTTCTATTAAGAACTTTGATGAGAAATTATCCAAGACCTCTAGGTTAAGAAAACCACTTGATATATTACCAGATGTGTTGAAATTCACCCCCAAACAAATCGATAAGAGAATTTGGGATAAATTAACAACCAAGATAGGTAGTCCAAACGGTCGTGTTAACAAAGACTGTATACTACTTAGGGTAATATAAGGAAAACATGATTGAACCAAAAATTATGACAAGAAAAAGGTTCTCTACCGCCGTAGAGAATATGGTATCTGATAGTAAGGGGTTGTCTTATATTGAGGCAGCTGCTCACATCATAGAAGAACGAGGGATGGATTTTAAAAGTTTAAACAGACTTTTATCTGACTCCCTTAAACAGAAAATCGAGGCAGAAGCCGTAGATTTAAATTTACTTAGAACTAAGCAAACTAATAAATTACCAATATAGGAGAAAATAATGAGTAATGTGATTATACCAACATCCGATGAGGATAAAAAGCGAATTAAAGATTGTATTATTGAGATCAGCAATGCTAAAACAATGATGGAATCGCAGCGTGATTTTATTAAAGAAGCGATTAATTCGTGTGTTGAAGATGTTGATATTGATAAGAAACATCTGCGTAAAATGGCCGAAATTTATCATAAACAGAATCTACTTGAAGTAGTAGGGGAAGTTGAAGATGTTGAAGCACTATATGAAGGTGTAATGGCCTAATGATGGATCCATTTGATTCTTATAAACTATATAATGCATTAAAGTTGCACTTTGAGACCAACTATGATGCTGTAAAATATAATTTTAAATCAAATGTAACACCGCAATCTTTCTTTAAGAGAAAGGATAAGTACTTCTTTGCTAAATTGGCGAAGAAGTACAACGGTGAACTAAAAGATTTTTATATCTCGCAATTTATCAATACTGAGAAGTATATCGGTGATATGATGGATAAAGATGCGGAAGAGAACTATGCTAAATTTAAAAAAATTAAAGAAAGCATTCATCGAGTGTTCTCGGTTGATATAAATATATTAAACGAGCAGGAAAAACAGTTTGATTTGTTATTTAAAAGCGAAAACGGACAAGTTCCCCTGGTTGTTAAATTGTGGATGCAAGAGGAAATTAGTTTAGAGACTGTTGTGATTCTGAATTCCATATTTGGGTTTATTGAACGAGAATCCGATAATATATCAGATACCATTATGTGGCCTGATATAAAACGGTTAATTGAGAAGTACAACCCATTCGTATATTATAACAGAGATAAATGCATGAAGTTGTTGACAAATGTGTTTATTTGATGTATAATATACATATAATTATGAATAAGGTGAAATATAACAGAAACGACTACACTAGAGTCGTAATACAACGCAATACGGAGAAATATAATGTCATTTGCAAACCTTAAGAGCTCACGAGGCTCGTCAATCGACAAACTCGTAAAAGCTGCGGAAGCAGTGTCTTCTAAAACAGAAACTAAATCATCTTACGGTGATGACAGATTCTGGAAACCTACTAGAGATAAAGCAGGAAACGGTTATGCTGTAGTCCGATTTCTACCCGCGCAAGAAGGCGAAGACCTTCCATGGGTAAGATATTGGGACCACGGGTTTAAAGGCCCTACTGGTCTATGGTATATCGAAAACTCTTTAACTTCTATTGGACAAGATGATCCAGTATCAGAGATGAACTCTGTTCTATGGAACTCTGGTCGTGAAGAAGACAAGAATATTGCTAGAGAAAGGAAAAGACGTTTACATTATGTAAGTAATGTGCTCGTTGTTTCTGATCCAAGTAATCCAGAAAACGAAGGAAAGGTATTCTTATACAAATTTGGTAAGAAAATCTTTGATAAGATTATGGAATCAATGCAACCTGCATTCGAAGACGAAGATCCTATCAACCCTTATGATTTCTGGGAAGGTGCTGACTTTAAGATTAAAATCAGAAAAGTTGAAGGTTGGGTAAACTATGATAAGTCAGAGTTTTCCGCACAAACTGCACTGTTTAATGGTGAAGAAGATAGACTGGAAGATGTATATGGAAAACTATACTCCTTACAAGATTTTCTCAAGCCAGAAAACTACAAGTCTTATGATGAACTTAAATCTAAGATGAATAAAGTACTAGGTATCGATGCAGGTACGCCATCTATGGACATGCCAGCAATGAACGTAGTGGAGGAAACTCCAATGGCTGCTGCAGCTGCCCCATCGGTTGCTGCTCCAGTTATGGAAGAACCCGCTGCGGATAGTGATGAAGATGATACACTGTCATACTTCGCTAAACTCGCTAAGGAAAGCTAGTATAATAATAAAAGAGTAGTAATCTTTGAATGGGAGACTTCGGTCTCCCTTTTTTTTATCTGGACGGCAGGGCTTCTTTGGTCTTATTTGGTTTAGGTGGAGCCATTGAATATGAATCACCACCCCTATTAGTAGAATTATCTGATTTAACTGCTGTTACATTACCACCCTGTGGTTGATTATTGGCCATTCTTAATTCTACATTCTCTGCGGATACATTCATCAATTCTACACCCATAGATTGCCTATCAGCAGATACATCCACACCACCAGCAGACATATTAAATGCACCTTGTAGTCTTGTTATACTGGCGACTGCAGCGTCCACATCATCTGTTATATTAGCAAGGCCTGCATAAGTTACTTCATCAAATGGCATCCAACTATCTGATGTCCCACCTTTAATAACTAATTCTAATGTTCTAGCCGCTTGGGTTAAATCTTCTGCGAATTTATCTGCATCAAAGTTGACCTTGGCCATTGTTTCAAATTGGTTTAGTACCTCACCAAACTTTCTAAATGCTTCAGTACCTTTATCTATTTCTTTTGACTTCTCGCCGATCAGTAATGCTTGTTCTACTGGAGATTTACCACCAACGAAGAAATTAACCAATGCTTGTGATGCCGTTCCGAGTGATGCAATCCAAGAACCTGTACCAAACGCGGCAAGACCTAAACCTAATGTTCCAAGTGTTTCTGCAGCATTGGCAGCTTTTTCTAAATTTT